GTGGTAACACCCGCAGGGCTTCTTGTGCTGCCGCTGGTATTGATCAGACTACACTTGCCAACTGGCTCAAGGAATATTCAGATTTTTCATACGCTGTAGAAAAAGCGGAGGGTGAAGCGGAACTGCGCAACCTTCAGGTCATCCAAGATGCAACCCGTACCACTTGGCAAGCTGCGGCGTGGTGGCTTGAACGTAAGCATAAGCAGGACTGGTCATCAAGGGTAGAGCAGACCGGGGCAGATGGTAGCCCGGTCAAGGTCATCGTGGAGTATTCGGACAAACCGATTGCCTGATATTCGACTAGTCTTACCAAGGCCCCATGAAGCCCAGCAGGTGATACTGAGGGAAGCCAAGCGGTACAACGTGCTTGCTTGCGGGAGACGCTTCGGTAAGACCACGCTCGGCGGTAACCTTTTATCTGACCCGGTTCTGATTGACGGGCTACCTTGTGCCTGGTTTGCTCCTACCTACCGCTTGCTTGAAGAGGCATACGCCGATCATAAGAGAATCTATGCTCCGGTTATCCGCAGGGCGGTACAAAGCCCCGCACCGCGCATCGAGCTTATAACCGGGGCAGCCATCGATTACTGGACGCTTGATGACCCTTCAACCGTAGCCCGTGGTCGTAAGTACAAGCGGGTCATCATTGATGAGGCAGCCATGGCACGGCATCTAGAGCAAGCCTGGACTGAAGCCATACGCCCAACGCTAACCGACTACAAGGGGGACGCGTTCTTTCTCAGCACTCCTAAAGGCTCCAACTACTTTCGCACCCTCTACAATCAGGCCGCTACCGATGCCGACTGGATGTCTTGGCAGATGCCAACCACGGCTAACCCGTGGATAGATCCGGAGGAGGTAGGCAAGGCTGGGGAATCCTTGCCATCGATTGCTTTCCGGCAGGAGTATCTAGCCGAGTTCGTCGATGCTGCGGGAGCGCGTATCAAGCGGGAGTGGTTGCGGTACGGCGATTGTCCTGAAGGCTTACCCACCTACATCGGGGTTGACCTTGCTATCTCTACGAAGTCTGAAGCTGACTACACCGGGGTTGCGGTAGTGAGCCGTGGTGATGATGGCACGATCTACGTTAGAGACATCAACCGCACCCGCGCGGACTTTGCAGCTGTCCTGCGTTTCATCGAGGCTATGGCCGATAAGTGGAAGCCTAGCATGATCGGCATCGAGCAGGTGCAGTATCAAGCCGCAGTTGTGCAGGAGCTTCTACGGCGCACGAAACTGCCTATCCGGGGGATACGCCCAGACCGTGACAAAGTGACCCGCTTTGCGCCTCTAGAAGCCCGGTACGAGCAAAGCCAAGTAATGCACTGCCAAGGCCTACCGGCATACTTTGAAGATGAGCTGCTATCCTTTCCGGTTGGGCGGCATGATGACGTGGTGGACGCTCTGGCCTATGCTTGGCAGGTGTGCGGATCAAAGCGTTCTTGGGGAGCCGTCTAAAATATATACCTCTATACCCTTGCAGTATATATATCTACGGTGTATATTATCTACATCAAGCAGGGAGATAGAAAAATGGAACTTATTACACGGTTGGTTGAGGCAGGCGGCAAGGAGTGGACGGGCGGAACGAATCACCGGGTTTACTTCAAACCACAACACATTCTTGGCCTTGAAGTTGAATGCTACAAAACTGGCTCACTGCGTAATGTGACATTGAACGGCGAGCGCATCAGCAACAGCAAGGCTGGACGCATCATCAACGCAAAGTTATATGTCAATGTAACAACCGGTGAAGTTGTTACCGACCTTGAACCAGAGTTTGCTAAGATGGCCCGCATCGCTATATCAACAATCTAAACCAGAGAAGACACACAGGCCCCCGCAAGGGGGCTTTTTCTTTTTGTGGGATACTGCTAGCATGGGTATCTTTGACCGCTTCTTAGGCCGTAAAGCCGCAGCCAACCCGACACAGGCACTACCGCTGCCGTTGTCTCAGTCCAGAGACATCTACCTAACCGGTTACGGCTCTGGTCAGCTGCAGACATTGCTACGCCGGGCGCTCCCTGGAAGCACCAAGGACTGGGCTAGAGTTGCCGGTGACCTTGGGCTAAACGGCGTTGTTGCATCAGCGATTGACTGGTATGTGCGTAACTACCCACAGGCAACACCACGGCTTTATCGACCGGTAGACAGCCAACAGGCAGACCCGGTAGAAGACCACCCGGTTATTCAGCTCATGGCGCAACCGGATCCGATGATTATGGGGTCTTTATTCTGGGGCTGGGTCATTCAAGATTTCAAATTGTTTGGCAACACTTACCTGAGAAAGATACGCTCTTCCACCCGTGGCACCGTGACCGCTTTGCAGTTCCTTCCGCAGGACATGGTTAGACCGGTAGGCAACGGGGTAAACCCGTTGACCCACTACATCTACACCACGGACGGCCGCTCTTTCGACATCCCGGTATCTGACATTATCCACATCCGGTACGGCAGAGACCCTAGCGATATCCGCATTGGTAGAGCGCCGCTTACCGCCGTCCTGCGTGAGATTGCAACCGATAACACGGCATCCACTACCGCATACGGACTGCTTGCAAACGGTGCTATGCCATCGCTAATCGTCGGGCCTGATGCCAAAGAGACCAGCGTAGATATGAGCATGGACGATGCCCGGCAGGTCAAGCGGCAACTGCATGAAGACCTTACCGGGGACGGTAGCGGCGGCATCGTGGTTATGACTGGTGCCTACAAGATGGACAGGGTTAGCCTTACTCCTTCCGAGCTTGCACTAGATTCTGTGAGACGTGTACCGGAGGAGCGTATCTGTTCAGCCCTTGGTATCAACCCTATGGTCTTAGGCCTTGGAAGCGGCTTAGAGCGGTCTACCTACAGTAATTATGAGAGGGCGCAACAGGCCGCATGGGAAGACGGAATGGTGCCTTTGCTCCGTACCTTGGCGGATGCTATCACCGCTGACTTGCTACCGGAATACCCTGAGACACAGCAGGGTGACTTTGTGATGTACGACCTTGAAACGGTCAGGGCGCTTGCTGACGATATGCAAGCGGAAGCGGTAAGAGCCGAGAAACTATACAAGGCGGGAATCATTGATCGGGCTGAAGCCAAGCGCATAGCCGGGCTTGAAGCCATCCCAGAAGATGAAGGCGTGTTGCATCCATCCGCCATCAGCGTTCAGGCTGGTACCAGTGCATCGCTGGCAGAGACAACCAACGCGGCAGGTATCCTCATCCGCTCTGGCTACGATCCGGGTAGTGTTACGAGCTTCCTGAACCTTCCAGTACAGCACACGGGAGCCGCACCGGTTACCCTGCGGGATGAAGCCAAAGCGTACGAGATGAAGTTTGTACCGAACGCTGGCATGGTCGAAGCGGCACAAAGAGCGCTTGACTGGAAGGCTGAAGGTTTCGACGGCGGGACGCGGGTAGGGCTTGCGCGAGCAAACCAGATTGTCAACGGTGAGAAACTTTCCGAAGACACCATCCTCCGGATGTATTCTTTTTTTAGCCGCCACGAAGTAGACAAACAGGCTGAAGGCTTCAACGCTGGTGAGGAAGGGTTCCCCTCACCGGGGCGTGTAGCCTGGGACTTGTGGGGCGGCGATGCCGGGTACCGCTGGGCAACATCCAAGCGTGACGCAATGCAGCAAGACGGCAAGAGCCTTGACGGTGACCACGTATGCACTCCGGGGGTAGTGTATAAGTCGCACCCTTTTTACGGGTACGAGCTGGAGACCAGCTCAAGCGAGTAGACACAGGCACGGGCAGGATATATGCCGCCAGTCAGAAGTATAGGAATGACCTGCTAGAGCGTGAAGGTGTAGCCATAAGCCGTATGCAACGGGCATACAAGGCAGCGACAAAGGCGAGCATCGATGAGCTTGAAGCGCTGGAGGGACGGATAGCCGAGCGTGAAGCCAACGGCGAACCGCCATCCGAAACAATCCTTTTCATGCGTCAGCGGATCATAGACAACATCGAGGAGTTAGGGAAGAACCTCAAAAAGTTCTCGGTAGAGGGGGCAGTGATTACAGCCGATGGGCAGCTACAAAGTGCCATACTTGCTAATGAGGCAACGCCAGGCCTTGTGGAAGCGGCAGCGGGTCGCAAGCCCGCCGGGGTTACCCTTGGTACTAGCTGGACAAGTCTACCTGACGAAGCCTTGCAGGCCTTTGTCGGGTTCGCAGGCGATGGTAGCCCTCTGGCTGTCTTATTCGATGCCATCCCCCAAGTAACCACCGATGCCATGCAGATGGCTTTGGTACAAGGCATCAGTCTCGGTGAAGGTCCGCGAACGGTAGCACGGCGGGTACGCAAGGCGGCTGATATCGGTAGGCAAAGAGCCGAGACGATAGCCCGTACCGAGATGATACGCGCCAGTCGTGAAGCCCAGCGGCAACTCTATACGGAGAATGGTTCGGTTACCGGATACCGAAGGCAAGCTACGCAGGATGCGCGGGTATGCCTTGCTTGCTTGGCATTGTCCGGTACCTTGCAAGCCACCGATACCATCATGCCAAGCCACCCGAACTGCCGGTGCGTGATGATACCGGAGACGCTTTCATGGGCAGAGATAACCGGCGATTCATCAATCCCGGATACCCGGCCAGAGGTAGCCACGCCTGATCGCATTCTTGCTGGATTGTCAGAGTCTGAAAAGTTAGCCATCATGGGGCCTGCAAGATATCAGATGTATCTAGATGGCAAACCGCTTGCTGATTTCGTAGTCGTGCAGGATAACCAAGACTGGGGGCCTACAACCCGTGTACTGCCCTTACGGAGCCTTGTGTAGGTATGTGGGATAGTGGAGCCATGGACTTGCTGACATCTACCGTTGACGGTATCAAGAGCGACCGGTTGGGCTACGTCAAGGGCTACCTGGTTCGCTTTGGCGATACCAAGACCGCCGACCTTGAAGGTGATTACTTCACGCCTCAAACTGACTACGGCTTTCCGGTTTCCAAGGGTCAGCGCGTACCGCTAAACGTCTACTATCATCACGGCATGGATGCCGCTGTCGGGAAGAAGAGCATCGGTACAGGCTTCATCAAGATGGACGATACCGGGCTATGGTACGAAGCGCAGTTGGATCTAGCCGATGAGTACGGGAGCATGATTGCGAAGCTCTGCAAGCAAGGCAAGATGGGCTTTTCGTCTGGTGCTGCTGGTCATCTGGTAGAGCGCAAGAGCATGGGCGGTGCCGCTGAAATCACCCGCTGGCCTATCGCCGAGGCAAGCATAACCCCGACACCCGCCGAGTATCGTAACAGCGTCAAGACCTTGAAGGAGTACTACGGCATGGAGCCTATGATGGATATGGAAGAAGAGATGGTAATGGCTCCAATGCCTGAGCAGTCCCCGGAAGAGTACGCCGTGTCGGTCTTTGATGAGTCCGAAGGTGACCTTATCCACGAAGGGCTTGAAGCCTACTACGATGCGCTCTGCGGGGCTATCGAAGCGGTATCCGATCAGACCATGGCGGATGCCGTGATTGATGAATTTGCTCGACGTGCTAAAGGGCTATATGCCATGCACGGAATGAAGAGCGTACAGCCCGCATCCCTGCGGGGTGTTGAACGTCGGCTGCGGGATGCAGTCGGTTTGTCACGGTCAAGCGCCAAGCGCTTGGCTCCCGTAGTCTGGGATTCTCTGCGGGATGCAGACCAGCCGGAAGAGCAGC